GTGCAAATTGAATGATAATATCTTGTGGATATTGCCCATCGGTGGTGATAACTACATCACGCTTCTGAAAGCCGTTTTGCCCTACTGTTTCAGTAGCGAATATTGTTTTAATTCGTCCTTGTATTTCCATAGTTTTTTTTACTTTAAATTTCAGTTTTTACAATCCAACAACCTTTGCCGTCTTCAATCTTAGAGAAACCTTTAAAAAACTTCCCACTAAGAGGAGACTTCCCAACATCAACGAGCGGCAGAAGTCTGTTAACTATTTCGTGGAACGAATCAAAGTCAATATTTAACTTTTCATAAAGAGAATCCTCTAAAACATCGAAATCCCCATAAACAGTTTCTATATCTGTTCCTGTAATCTCGCAAGCTAATTCAGCAACTTCAGCCCAATCAGCATTAATTCTTTTGATTTTGTTTTTGTTTTCCATAGTTATAATAAAGGTTTTGCGATTTCTAATAGTTCTTTTTGTTCTTCAAGGAATTTGAATGCAATTTCTTCAGATTTAAAGAATAGTACATGTCTTGTAGTAAGATGCTTCCTAACAACAATTTGATATTCATCATCTACTCTTTCTATTATAATTGCATTAATAATATTACCTAAATCCTCTTGTTTAAAACCATTATTGTAATAATCTCTTAGAATAGTAAGTTTTCTTAAAGCCTCAAAAGATTTATACGGAGCATTTTTACTATAGTAATAATCAGCAAAATATTTTTCCCCATCTATTTTATAAGTAACAGATTCATCTAAGTATTCATCTCTTAACCACTTTAGAGCTTCACCAAAAGTAGGTGCTTGTCTAAAACCTTCTAATTTATAAGGAGAAATTGAAAGAGTAGGGGTTTGTGAAAGACCTCTGTGTCTATTTGAAATAATTTCATCGCCTATAAATCTACCGTCTCCCGTATAACAATAGGTTACTTCTCCACACAAAACACGTAAGGTCATATCTCCCTTAACTTCTATTATTTTTAAAGGTGTTTCACCAAAGAAAATTTGGTCATACACTTCCATTCCAACTTTAAATATTGTTTTCATTTTTGTTTAATTTTAAATTCAATACCTTCAGATTTATAATCACATAATTTGTAAACAATAGCGAGTAAATCGTATAGTTTTTGATTTATCTGCTTCTTTTCTACTTCCTCTGGTAAAAACATTCTTTCAAAAATTTCAAGTAGGCGAGCTTCCTCGTAAGTAGCCGATATGTTATTTTTACCCTTTATCTCATACCCTTCATAACCTTTCCACTTGTCGTTAAAAACAATAGGTCTTTCGTGGTCTAATTCTCTTATCTTTACAATAGAGTGCCTTATTCTCATCCTATCATCTGTGGAAATTCCTTTGTCTTTCAAAAATTCCATTATATCGAATAGAATTTTATTCTTCTTTGCTTCTCTTTCTTTTGATGTATCCATATTCAATATATTTTACTTATAAAAACTTCTACTTTTATGCAGCTCTAATACTTCACTGCTTTCCTTTCTATTTTTATCAATAAACGCCCTCGCTTGCTGTATGCTTAGGTGCGTATTGATATTGCCGTAAGCGTGCGTATATTCGCCCTTTGCGTGCGCTTCTTCAATTGCCTGCTGTATGTACTCCTCGCAGTAATTGTGCTCAATAGCGTAGAGGTCATAACCTTTGGCAGTAATACCCTCTAAGTGTGCTGTATCGGTAGCGTGGAATATCTTTTGCCCATTATTGAGAAATATTCGCCAACCGAAATTTGGAATGTCGTGATACAGCTTCACTGGCGACACTTTAAACGCCCCATAATCGTATAACTTACCTACTTGCAGCACATCAATATTGTTTAAACCCTCCAACCTCTCTAAGAGGAAGTCAGCACAAGCAATCCGTAAGGTAGGTCGCTCGGCTTGTAATCTCTGTAAGGTTCGCAATTTCAGGTGGTCGCCGTGCTGGTGTGTGAGTAGCACAATTTTCAAAGAACGTTTTACTGCTTCTAAGGCTTTGAGTGTAACGCCGCAATCTACCATTATTGCCTTGTCGTATATCACAGCGTTACCCTCGCTACCTGAACTAATTACTTGTGTTTGTATCATACTTGTTTAAAATCGACTTGCTTTGGGGCTGGTGTGCCTGCTGCTGGTTGCGCTATAGGTGGCACTGCTTGAGGCTCTGTAGGCTCGTTTTGCTCAACTACCTCTGCATCTATCACCGTACGCCCTTGAGGGTTATCAACGTACTGCCCATTGCCGTCTGCTTGGTCTTTCTCTATGGCATTTTGCATCTCTACTGAAAGCACCCCATAGCGGTTAAGCAATAGTTTTAGTACCGTCTTTTTTGCCATTAGGTCAAACTCGTCTTTCCAAAGCCCTCTGTTTGTTTTTGCGTACGTTTTAGAGTACTTAGAAGCGTGTGCTTGTAGTTGCTCAATAGTCATAAAAAGCGACTGCTGGAAGCCATTGAGTAACTCAATGTAAGCAAGGTAACCGATAACTGCACCACTCGGATTTTCACCCAAAAAGTCAATATGCCCAGTTACCTTGTTGCGTCTGATTTCACCCTCACGAATTTCACAAGTGTTAATCGTTTTGTATTGACCGCTGCGAATTGCTAACTGAACAAAGCCTTTATACCCCATTTGAAATTGAGGAATAGTGCGATTAGTTTGTCGGTCAAAATAAGGTATCACATACGCATACCCTAAGTTCTTATTTAGTGGCAAATTCAGCGCGGTTGCATTCATTGCACACTTCATAAGGTCGGCAGGTTCGCATTGCGATAGTTCTTTGTTGCTATCTGAAAGGGCTAATAAGTTTGATACAAATTCGCTCTTTTTTGCGCCTAAATTTTGCTCTAAGAATTTATCGGACTTGTTAAGGAAGTTCGCTAATGATTGTTTTTGTAATACTGGTGTTTCCATTTTATTATTGGTATTGAATGTTATTATTATCTAAGAAAGCGCGTAATGCTCTAAGTTGCGCCCTTGTGCCTATCACTGTAAAAGTGGCTTGTACAACCTCATTATAATCTTCTTGTACTGCTTGTGTAGCCTCTTGCACTGGTTCAGGTTGTACTGGTGCTGCTGGTTGTACTGGAGGTGCAGGTTGTACTGGTACTGCTGGTTGTACTGGAGGTGCAGGTTGTACTGGAGGTGCAGGTTGTGCCTCATTGATTACTTGTGCTGGCGCTTGCAAAGGAGCGGCTTCTTTTGCCCTTGCTTCAGCGGCTAATCTTGCTTGTTCGGCTGCTACTCGTTGCGCCTCGATACGCTGCAATTCAGCCTCACGTTGCTGCCTACGGTATTGAGCATTCTGTATCGCCCTTGCAATATCAAGCGTTTGCTTGTACTCGGTTAGTATCTCAGCCTTAAATTCATTAGGTTCATTAAAACTCTCAATCAGTTGGAGGCTCTTTGATACCTCGCTTACAAAGCCTGCCGCTTGCTCTTTAAGACTCTTATCGCTGGCACTAAGTGTGATATTCAGCGGCAAACGCTCAAAGATGAGGAAGTCAATGCCTTGTGATGCGCAAAGCTCAGTAAAATAGTCTTTGATACGCCCCCGCTTATCGTCTAACAAACGATTTTGCACCTCGTCAATTTTAGACTTCAGCGTGCTATCAGCCTTATCGTAATGCACTTTAATATGCTCTTTATATGCTTTCTCAAAGGCTTCATAAGGAGCATTCACCTGCTCTTTGATAAATTTGCGTTGCGTCTCAAAATCATCAAGTTCTTTGCGCAGTGTCGCACGAGTATTTTTCGCACTCTTTAGCGTGTCTTCAGTTACTAACTGGTTGTCGAGGTTTAATTCAGCGATTTTCGCCTCAATTTGTTGCCCTACTGCTTTTATTTGCTCATAGATAATGATAGGGGGCTGTTTCAGTGTAATTAATTGTTCATTCATTTGTGTTAATTATTAATTATTAATTCTAAATTCTAAATTAAATAAGTGCCGTGCGTTATTGTTATTTTTTAAGTTTCCAGATTTTAAAAGGGTAGCACGGCACTTATTATTGGTAGAGCCTCTTTGTTTTGTAGGACATTCGGCTAACTGCCTAACATTCTTACTTCAGTTAGCCGAAGCCTACGAATAGCAACAAATGAGCGGATTTAAGACGTTTTTCTTATTAGTTTGTTTATCTCGTTACGCTTGGTGCGAAACTCGTGTAAGAACTCGCTATTGCTAATTTCTTGTGCTTTGTACTCTGGTTTGTTCTCATAAAATACACAGCACCTTGTGTTAATTGAATTGCTACCTACTTCTATAGCCCATAATAATGTAAGTGTATCATTTATAATATTCTTTTCATATATTTTTATATACCAATTAATACTCTCATACTTCACCCTGTAGCATTTGCCTACTTCTAAGGTTGTTACTTGCTCTTTCATAGTTATTAGATTTTAAAGGTTAAATAAACTGATGCCAATCGTGTGATAACTCTTCGTAGTAGTGATTGCGTTCACACTCTTCACTATCTTCTACCAGCCGCTCATATTCAGCCTCAAGGATTTCTTGTACATCGAGCCACTGGGCATTAGTAAGGTCGTAATACACAGAGTGCTTGCTCACTGATTTATACACTTCAGCTTCAGCGTTTAAAATGCCCCTGTCATAACACCCCGATAAGCGCATAGTGTAGCAGCCGCAAGTAGATTTAAGATGCCACCAGCCCTCGTGGTCGTTATCATTTTCAGGGCGCAAAGCCCCTTTCAGTTGTTCAAAAATCGCAGGTTTAATAAGTTCTTCTTCATTCATAGTATATTGAAGTAATAAGGGTGCTGTTAGCCCTTGTATTAAGGCGTTAAGTTCGTCGTCTATAGGTTTCACATCGCCTATAACGATATTAAACACCTCTTTTTCAGTGTCGGTACAGTCGTTATAACGCTTACCGTTGTAGGTTACGTAGCCGTCTTGAAGAAGAAAATGGCTACTTTGTTTGGTAATTTCGCTCATTTGTTGTATTTTTGCCATTGTAATTAAAAGATTTAGATTGTTAAACTTAAAGGCGGTGCTGCGATAGTGCCGTCTTTTTTATTAGCTGTTTTGTCGAGCGCGTTCGCATTCAGCAAAGAATTGCGCTTCGTACTTCGATATATCAACCACTTTCTTTTGTCTTTTAGAAGACGGCTTGCTACCTTCCACAATAGCAAGCTCGTCATTAGTACGGATAATCTCATTAGCAAGTGTTCTTATTGTGCCTTCGAGGCATAATTTTGTTACTTCTAACTCTTTTATCTTACTTTTTAAGCTTTGTATGTGTTGTTGCTTTGTCATAGTACTTTATATTTTTTTAGCAGTGACTCTCTCTCTTCATCACTTTCAAACTCGAATATATCGTCCAAATTGTCAGTTTCAGCATATTTTTTAAGAATATCTAAATACACCTTTTTCAGAAACATATATTGTCGTTTTCTTGCCCAGCAATATACAGTGTTAGGCGACTTCGATAAGTCTATCGATAGATGAGCAAGATTGTCATTAACTTTTTCTCTTACAGTGCTTGTTAGTTTCATATAGTTTTATTATTTTTGCCCTGTCAATTTGATTATTCATTTTGACGATGCAAAGATAGAACAATGCTCTGTAACAACCAAATTTTTTACAGAGAATTTTTCTATTTATTGTTAGTTTTTATGTAATATACTGATTTTTAAATAAATAAAAATGTGGGATTTTTTGATTTTCTGAAGAGAAAAGAGTTAGAAAAAATAAAGTACTTAGAAAATAGAGTTAAAGATTTAGAAAATCAGAACAATTATCTATCTAAATCTCTAGCTAAATACTCACCATTAATAGATTTAGATAGTGAAGTTCAAAAAATACAAGAAAGTATAAGCAAGATAGAAAGAGATAAAATATCTGTTTTAAATCAGTATGAACAACTTAAAAACCAATACCAAGCGGCTCTTATTACTTATGAGGAATTAAAAAAGAAAATAAGTATCTTTGAAGATGACTTAGAAATGGCAGAGTATGGAGTTTATCAACCTCACTTCAGTTTTGATACATCTGAGGAATATAAGCAAAAAATACTTTTTTATAGAAATGAGGCTAAGGCTATGATAAAAGAAGATAGTGCTGTAAATGGCGGTCACAGTATCACTTGGAATGGTAGCCTTTCAAAAGGGCAAGCTATGGTAAAAAAGGAAAAACAATTGATGCTACGTGCTTTTAACGGTGAAACAGATAGCTTTATAGCTAATGTAGATTGGAATAATATTCTGAAAATGGAAGAGCGATTGAATAAATCATTTGAAGCTATAAATAAAGTATATAAAGAACAAGGATTAGCTATTTCTGAAGCGTATAAAAGTTATAAAGTATGGGAACTGCAACTAACTTATGAATACAAAAAGAAGTTACAAGAAGAACGAGAAGAACAAAGGGCTATTCGAGAACAAATGAGAGAGGAGGAACGTGCTGAAAAAGAACTTGAAGCAGCAAGAATAAAGGCTGAAAAAGAAGAAATTATGTATATAAAAGCCCTCGAAAAAGCACGTAAGGAAGTGGGGACGGCTGTAGGTAAAAAACAAGAAGAATTATTACAAAGAATAGCAGAACTTGAGGCAGGGCTTGTAGGAGTAGAAACCTTGAAACAAAAAGCTATATCAATGGCACAGCAAACAAAAATGGGATACGTTTATGTGATTTCCAATATAGGTGCTTTTGGTGATGATGTATATAAAATAGGAATGACACGCAGGCTTGAGCCTACAGATAGGGTAAAAGAGCTTGGTGATGCAAGCGTTCCTTTCCCTTTTGATATTCACGCTATGATTTTTTCAGAAAACGCTCCAGAACTTGAAACGAAGTTACATAATATTTTTGTAGATAACCGTGTGAATATGACTAATTATAAAAGGGAGTTTTTTAATATCTCATTAGAACGGATAGAAGAAGAGGCTAAAAAATTAGGGGCAAAAGTAGAATTTACTAAACTTGCAGAAGCAAAAGAATATAGAGAAACACAGGCTTTGAGAAAACAACTCTCACATCCAATAAAAGATGAAAAAACAGAGTTTCCTAAAAACATTTAGAAATATATGGGAAGCAATAAAAAACTATCATTACCTTATTGTCAAGAAAAGCTTTTTAAATGATAATTAGGAAAGATATTATTCTTTTGTTTTGAGTTCATTAAGTATTTTTTTGAGTTCTTCACTAAGAACCCATAAATAAGGATTTTCGTCAAAATTATCATACTCAAGTTCAGGAATAACATTCCAGTCTCTTTTCATAAGTCTAAAAGTAGTATATACTATAAATCTTTGAAGTCTTTGATACTCATCTTTATAGTACATCAGTCGTTTGATAATATCACTATCTAACCCCATAACAATAAATGTTTAATTTTTAAAGTGCAAAGGTATGGAAAATAATCTGGATACAGAACAAAATTCTGTAAAAAATAGATTGCTTCAATTCTTGGAGCATAAAAATATAAGCCAAAAGCGCTTTGAAGAAATGTGCGGTCTATCTAATGGCTATGTTAATAATATAAGAAAGTCTATAAAGTTAGATACCTATAAAGAGAAAATAGAACCTATTTTTCCAGAACTTAATAAAAAGTGGCTTTTATTAGGTGAGGGCGAAATGCTTATTGAAGACGACGAAGAAGAACCCTATTTAAGAGCCGAACGTAATAAATATGGCTTATCTTTGCAGCGCATTCAGGAACTCACCAACCTACCCCTAAAAACGCTCAAAGCCTACGACAACGGAAGCAAGGAAATGCCCGATGATATACTCGAAGCCTTTGACAACCTTTTTCAGAGGATAGAAAACGAATACAACGAACGTGAAGAAGAAAACAACACGCTGCCCGTCCTCATTACAGACGATATGGTTTCAAGCGTAAAAGTACCCTTTTACGAAGTAGATTTCGCAGGAGGATTTACATCCCCCGAGATGTTCTCCGAAGTAAAACCTTCATTTGTGATAAGTTCACCCAGCTTTTCAGGCGCAGATTTTGCTTGTGTGCTTACCGGCAACTCAATGTCAAGGCGTATCAAAAACGGCTCTGTAATAGGGCTAAAAAAGATAAATGAATGGTGGGAGTATTTTCCCACCAACGAAATATACGCAATCGTTACCAAAAACGGCTTGCGCACTGTCAAAATCGTAAAACGGAGCAGCGAAAGCGGGTATATAGACCTTATCCCAGACCCATTGCCAGAATATAATAATCCGCCCTACGAAACCGAAACCATACGAATGGAGTACATAATAGGCTTTTATCAGGTAGTAGCGCACGCCTTTTTTGAGAGAATGTCGTTTTAGATATACGATGAGCGAAGGATAAGCGAACCTTAAGCGAAATATAAATGAATAATAATACTTAATAATTATGGAAGTCAAAAATTACATTACAAGTGACGTTATACGCCGTGCCAATGAGGCTATGATGTCAGGAACATTTAAAAATAACAACAGATTTGTAAGAACTACAGAAAATGGATATTCTCTTTCAGTAATGTATAATGGCAAATTATACACTACCGAAATCACAAAAGAAGATATAAAGAGAAGTTATCAAAAAGCCCTTGATAAATACTATGGCACGAAATTATAACTACATATATAGTGAGTTAGTAGGAAGCAAGAATGATATATTAGGACACGTAGCCTATGCACTTTATAAATCCGAAAAAATAGAATTTATAGAGAACTTTAAAGCCGAAAATCACCGAGACCCTAATGAAGAAGACCTAAAAAATTTTCATCTAATGACCTGTTCAGCAGGAAGCATAGACCGATTTAAACAATCTGCTAATGCTATTTTACAGAATTTCCTGAACGATATTCTCCAACAGTCAATACAAGAAATACAAACAGATGCAACGCTCAATCAAAAGAAATATTTTCAAGAAGCCCTTGAGGAGGTTAAGCCGCAAACATTAGGGAAAAGCTATTTTCACGGCATAATGCAAAGTGTAATAGGAGCATTCATATTTTTAGTACTTATAGCAGCTCTTATATTCGCTCTTGATGTAAACAGAAAGGGAGTTACTGTGTCACTTGGTAATGGTAGTGCAGAGATACAACAAACAATGACCAAAGACACGTTAGGAAAGTAGAATGTTTTCTAACTCGTTAATTGTATTTATATAGTAATAAAACCAATCAGAAGCGCACGCCGAAAAGCGGCAATATACGCCCTTAAAGCGACAACTTAATCGGCTGTATAATTCTGATATACAAATACTTACAAGCTATTTTACCGACAAGGTAGGAAATAGCCAAAACAGCCCCTACCAACCATTTACTAATGTATACATTGCTGAAAATTAAGCTGTTACAAAATACGATTTCCGTCCCTGACCGATTACGGCTCAGAAGGTTACAGGTTTGAATCCTGTCGAGGTCACTAAAAGGTAACGCACTTCCACTCAAAGCGTTACCTTTTATTTTTTAGTACGGAAATCCATTTGTAATTATCTTAAAACGACAAGGTAAACGACAATCTAAAATAATTACATTATGGTAGTAAAAACACTCGACGGGTGTAGCTATTCTCAGCTATGGGTATCCCCTGCCAATTGGCAAAAAGCTACTAAAAAAGACTTGGATAAAGACTGGTACGTGCAATGCGTATTCTTCGACCCTCGTTTTGACAAGAAATATCCTAAGGGCTTCCCTTATAGAAAAAAGGCTAACAAACCGACTACAGTAGAAGAGCGCAAAGCAATGGTATCATTCTTGCTCAAAAACATTCCTAAGCAACTTGATGCTGGCTATAATCCCATACTCAAAAAGTACGTGCAAGTACATAAAGAGGGGTTATATCCTGAATTGCACTTTATCGAGGCTTTTAGGCGAGCATTGGAAATAAAGGTTGGTACTAAAAAACACCTATACGAAATACAATGCGCTATCAATAGACTTGAAAAAGCGTGCGAAGCCCTCGATTTGCAGACGGTCAAAATAAAGGATTTGCGTAGGGTAGATTTGAAGCGAATGCTCGACTGGTTGCGACTATCCGACAAGTATTACAATAGGTTCGTTATATACTTTTCCAGCCTATTTCGTGAGCTTATAGAGTACGAATGCTGCGAGGCTAATATAACAAGAGATATATACCCTAAAAAGGTGATAAAAGAAGCTCGCACCATACTTACTGAAGAGGAACTAACAAAGGTAAAAAACCACGTGCGATTTATCAATCCTGATTTTTATAGGTATATGATGATATTTCTATATTCAGGGGCGCGTAATACCGAACTTTTCAGATTACAACGCAAAGATGTAGATTTAGATAAGCAGGAGTTTGTAATACTCCTTGAAAAAGGCGGTCAGTATAAACGCTGTACAAAGGTGATATTATCCCCAGCATTAGACTTTTGGAAAGAGATATGCAGCAAATGCAAAAGTGCTAACGACTATCTTTTTGCACTTGATTTCGTCCCTAACAAGAAAATGGGGCATACCGAGATTGTAACACGCTTTTGGAAACGACACGTAAAAGATAAATTAGGTATTGAAGCTGATTTTTACGCCCTTAAGCACTATATGCTTGATAACTTAGATAGCGACACGGCAATGCTTTTGGCTTCGCACACTAACCAAAGCACAACAGCTATCTACCAAGTGAATAAGGCTAAAAAGGATAGGGAGCGCCTGAAGAAACTAAGTATTAATATTTAAACACCAATAACTAATGAAAAGAATTGTATTATTACTAATAGCAGTGCTCGCTATGGGGAGTGAAATAAATGCGCAAACAAGATTTGAAAAAGCGAAGGTCGCAATTAGAAATTATTTAAGGGAAAATTTAGATGATTACAAATCATACGAACCTGTTAGATATTCTAAGTTAGATAGTCTTTTTACATCTATTGAAGATGATTTTAGTTTTAATGTGGAATTTGATAGAGTACATAATTGTACTCAAAGATTAAAAGAATTAGGATTAGACCTTAGTGTAAATGAAAGTGATGAACGTATAGATAGAATGATAGCATCTGCAAATTCTATTTTAGCTCAAATAGAAGCTAAACCTAATAAGTATGTAGTAGGTGCTGCAACGAATTTTAAATTACAAAAAATAGAGTTGGAATCTTTAAAAAGATACAATTCATATTTGAAAAAAGCAATGGATAATTTTAAACCTAAATTTGTGGGATGGAAAATGAAACATAAGTTTAGGAGTAAAAATACCTATGGAGGTACTACATTAGGAGAGTATTTGTTTGAATTTGATAAAAATATAAAAGTAATCAATATGAAATATATAGAAGAATAAAAAAGCCCCAATAAGGGGCTTTTCTTATGACTTCAGCTTAATACCTTTGGTGGTAAGTTCGTCTATACCACGTTTTACTCCAGCAAGGTCTGTCTCCATCTTATGTAGCTTATATGTGTTTGTTTCTATCCCAGCAAGGTGTCTTAGTTGTTGAGCAGCATTGGTTAGCATTGATTGATGCATTTCCCTAATGAAATTAGCCGTTTGTAAGGTGGCATTCTTTATCTCAGCACTCAATTGAGTTTGTAATCTGAATTGACCTAAAATGTCGTTTCCTGTGTCTTGACTCATACGCGCAAAACCTTTTTCTACAGATTTCCTATCTGAAGTTGCTGAGTATAAGCCATTCTTTTGCAATTCGTCCTGAAAGGTTTTAAAATCACGTGTAGCATTCTCTACATTGCTACGCATTGATTGCACAAAATTACTAGTGAGAGTGTTCACTTCCTTGGCTACACTTTGTGAGTCTCCACCTTTTTTGTAAACATTTTTTATTTCCTCTTGAAACTTTTTAAATCTCTCTGAAAAGTGGACTTCAAAAAGCATTTGTTTTTGTAGTTTTTCTAACACTTTTCCCGCTGATTTACCGAACTCTACAAAAGCATCTTTTCCGTCTTTTAGAGAATTTACAATATCATTCATTAGGTCACCTCCTAACTGACCAAAAGTACTTTCTAAGTACTTATCTAACTCTTCTCCTGCTTTCTGAGCCTGTTTTTCTAAATCTATTAGGTCTTGTAATGCTCTTTTTTGTTCTTTAGAAGCAAATTCACTTGTTAATAAACTTTCTGCTCTGGACAGGTTAAGTCTCCCGTATTCGTTTATTAAGTCTTTGTATTGGCTTATTATTGAAGAATATACTTTTCTTGATGTTCCCTCATCAGAACCACCTCCCCAAAGAGATGCTATCCCATTTGAGATTTTTTTTAATGTGTCTTGAGCGTAGTTATGATTTATATACCCAGATTGTACATTTATGTTTCCAAGAGCCCCATTTTTGATTTTACTCTGTACTTCGTTAGTTTTTTGCCTATATAGTTCCATATAATTTACAGCCTTGGCAATTTCTTTTTCACCAAATACAGAAGATTCTTTTTTAAGGAGTAGATTCTGTTCAAAAAGTAGATTGTTGTAAGTGCGTTGTTGCTCTATCTTAGTAAGCATTAGACTATTAATTTCCTCCCTTTGCTTCTTTTCGTGCGCAGCAACATTCTGAGCAATAGCAGTTGTTAATCCTATTGCAGCACCAATAATAGCCCCAGCTCCTTTCCCTATTTTACCTCCAACCTCTGCACCTTTCATTGTTTTATCTATAATATTGCTTATTTCGTTTAGGGTCTTGGCAAATTCTTTAAGGTTTTTATTATCCATAGCATCACCCAAAGCTTTAAACATATCAGTAAGCACACCCATAGCTTCGCGAGCATTGTCTATGTCTTTTGCAATAGATGATACCGCTTTTTGTCTTTCATAATTTTGCCCTTCACCACCATCTCCATCTTCTCTATTCTTCCCAAAGGCTTTTTTGAAGTTTTTCCCCAATCGTTCAAAATAAGGGCGCGCTTCATCGGCTTTCTCTTTAGCACTGTCAATGCCTTCTCGTATATTCTTTAAAAGGTTTAGGATTTCAGGGTCGTCAGAACCTTGAAATAGCTTTTGAAAGGAATCAAAGGCTTCCTCCGCCTTTTTAACCATCTCATCAATTTGTTTAGAAGTCTTTTTGTTTATGTCAGTAAATAAAACTCCTATATCATCACCTATAGCGCCTTCCTTTATCTTAAATTCTAATTCCTTTCTTGCTTTCTTTTTTAAAAGCTCCTTTATTCTCTCATCATTCTGACCATTAACATTGTTCTTTTCGAGTTCTAATCTGTCTTTTTCAAACTCTTCAAAGATTTTGTTTTTTTCTTCCTCATAAGTCTTATACTTTTCTAATAAGTCCCTATACACTTGTTCCTGCTGAAAACGTTGGTACTCGGCATTGGAGGCTAAAAGTGTCTTTTCGTTTTCGGCAAGGCGGGCTTTTTCAGCATTGATGGCTTCGGTATTGGTGTTGAAGCCCTGCCCTTTTTTCCATTTTCCTTGCGCTTCAGCTTTTTGTTTTTCAGTTTCGATAAAGGCTGCTAACTGGTCTTGCGAACGCCTCCTTATCTCTTCTTCTTGCTTGTCGTACTCTAATTGTATGATAGCAAGGCGTTTTTCAGCCCCGTCTTGCATTATCTTGATGCGAGCTTCTTCTTGCCTAAATAGATCGTCTTGGATTTGTCGCTGGTGGTCTCTGTTGGCTTTTTCGGTGTCGAACTCTGGAGGGGTTTCTTTTTTGGCTTTTGTTGTGGCTTTTTTGTTTAAACTTGCTTTGTGATTCTCTAATGTTTTCTTTGCGCTTTCTAAATTGTCTTTGGCTTCTTTAATGATTTTTGCAAACTCTTCTTCTGTGTGTTCCCCTTTTCCTCCGTTCTTTATATTATCCAAAGCCTTTTCTGCGTCCTTAACGGCTTGTGTATATTTCTTAGTAAGGTCTTTATACTCATAGGTTTTTTCGTGAAGGCGGTCTAA